TTCGCTGAATTTCTAGAATATCTTTCTTCTAAAGTTTCTTCTCCTAATTCTTTTCTTCCGGATCTTCTAAAACGCCACTTCATCCCTTTTACACCATAATGGTAAAGTTCATCATTTCTCATAAATTGTTTCTCCATGGAGCCTGATCATTAGGCTTTCTATCTACCAATTCCAAAAATAAAAGCGACTCATCTCCATAATGAATCGCATTGTGTGTTTTCATACATGTGGTTATCAGATTGTCTAAGTCCCAGCACTTAGGATTACGATTTAGAATGTCTTCTAAAGTAATCGGTTCAATGTGGTGAACCAAAATATTTGAACGAATCTCTCTTCCAAAAATCCCAAGATCATTGCCTTCATCTCGGACAATAACTTTGTTTCTAGCGTCTATCCATTCTGGTGTCTTATAGAAAATCTGATTCAAATATCTACTATGGCCGAAAGTTTCTTCGCCAACTGTCCCGCTAAGTTTTAGATACTCGTATCGTTCTTTAAACGTTTTTAATTTTACTAGCTCTGAATAACTCTTCATTAATCTAGCCATTTATCCTTTTTTCTGCCATCCTTGCTTAATTCGAATACTTTGACATCTTTATTCTGAGAAATAAGTCTGTCTACATTATTCCTAGTTGCCCTCGATCCTTCATCTAAAATAACAGCTAAACCTTCCGTCGATCTATTAGACATCTCAATATCCTTTGCGGCTAACCATTCTTTTGATCCAATTTCATAAGACGGCGAATCAATCGGATGCGTCTTCCACTTTTTATTTGCGGAATAACGAACTTGTCTTCCGGGGCCATATACTTCAACTTTTTTGTAATTCTTTTTGTATAGATAATCTTGAACCTGCCTATCTATACCAGGAGCATCACCAACAATTATGATGTCTCCTCGCTTCATTCGATTCTTTAACTCTCTTCGTATTTGTCTCGGAAGATTTTTCCTATAATATCCGGAATCTTTAGTTTGAGTCTTCGACGACCCAGAAACAAAAGTAACTCTGTCAGATTTTCGAACGCCCCATCGCATTCCTTTTACACCATAATGTTTAAGTTCACTACTCATCTTCTGACTCCTGCCCACTATAAGTCTTCATTGCGCTCAATGCTGAAGAATATAGTTCTTCGATTCTCTTAGCAGACTCGTAGGCCTCGGCTTTAGCTGATAAAACATTAATCTCTTTCTCCATCTTTTCTCTTTCCAATCTTTCTTTGGTCGATCCAAGCTTTAAAAAGTGAACTGTTTCAGCAGCAGTAGCTGTTCCTTCCTTTAATCGCTTCTCCACGAGCTTGTAGGCTTCGCCTATACAACGATCCTCCCACTCCTTTGGAGATCGGGCAGGAATAATGTCGTCTACTGGAAAAGTTTCTGACTGGTTTTTACTCCTTTTCATCCTTTCTTTTCTCCTTTCGAATGTACTTGGAGGCTTTTTAAATATAGACTCGCAGTACTTATTAGCAGTTTTTGAATACTTTTTAGGAAGATGCTGACAAGAGAAAAGGAGCGTCTACATAAGATTGAAAGGAGATAAAAGAACTATCATAGAAAATATCCAAGCCGGTGCCAACACCCTCCTAGAAAGTATTCAAAATGTATCCCCCGGGGAAAAAATAAAGAGGGCGGCGATGAAGGAGGGGGTGTAGTTTTTGCGGACCCCTCCCCTATGTCCGTTTTTTACCCTATAAGGGGTTATTTTATTTATTTTCATCATTTGAAGAATCATTGTTTTCTTCAGTTTTGACTTCTTTTTTAACTTTTTTGTACAAACCAAGAAGATCATAATAGACAATTTCGTTAATTGCGTTTTCAACTTCTTGATTGTATTGCTTTTCAGGCATGTCAATTGTTGCTTGAGAGATGCGGGCTAGGTATGCTAGTGAGTAGTAGCATTTTTCATCTTCATCAAAGTGTTTCCATTCATCGAACTGTGTGAATGGATCATAAGGATTGTCAATTGTTGTCAACCATACTTCCATATCAGTCACCATCATTGTGTAATCTATACACAATGCCTTAACAATTAGCTCTTAACTAAGACATGTATTAATAACAACTAATAAAAGGGCCCTATTTAAACGCATAATAGTTATAGGTTCTATTAATACGATCTCATAAGGCCCTTATTAATGTGTATCTAGCTATGTAGAGCTATAAAAGTAAATAGATGGGTTATAAATTTATAATAGGGGGTGCATAATAAAAGCAATATGTGGGGTATAAAATATAACTCTAAGCCCCTTTATTGTTAAATGCATGTGCATTCAATAGACCTTCAAGAAACAAGGCCTAAAAAATAAGATAGGGGGTTACTTTTCATTAAGTATATCGGATATGGTAGAGGTTGATATGCCGAGTCTCTCAGAGATTTCAGATATACTTAGGCCTCTGTCGGACATTACTTTAGCACGGTTCCTTTGCGAATCAGAAATGGTTCTTTCTTGCCTTGGCATAGCATACTGCTTTAATATGTCTAGATCAGTGTTATCAATAATCTCTCTAAGCTGATTCTTAGAGATAGCTCCTGCTTGAATAGCTTCCCATTCTTTAGGGGAGATCTTGATTAACTGTTTCTTAGCACCTACTCTGTATCTAGCAGCCTCTAAAGCCTGTGCTTTATACTTTCTCTTGTCATCTCCATCCCATTCAGGATGCTGCACTTTCTTTTCACGATATGTTACATTACCTAATATCTGAGCTTGTCTCTCTAGCGGTTTGTTCTTCTTTGCAACGTTGAGCTGCGTAAGCAGAGAGGCTACCTCTGTAGCATATGCTTTTCTAGCACTAGGAGAATAGGGAATATAACTTAAGTTAACGCTATCTTTTCTTGCCTTATTGGCAAGGGCTTTTAACTTATTAGCATGATTAGCATATATCGTTTCCATTCTTGTTCCAGAAGACAATTCGTTAGCATCTTTTACAGTTAGCATCTTATATGTTTTCTGTAAACGAGGAACTTCTTTTGTTTTAACAGTACCGTTTGCTAATGTTTTAGTAACAGTATAAGTTTCTCCTGTTTCAAAATATAACTTTTCTCCTGTTTTAGGGTCTGGTTTGTATGCTTCTTTTCGAACTGGAATACGAGCCTCAGAAGAAGACTTAGATATGATTGTTGAAGCGCCTCTCCTTGCTCCACCTTGATACTTAATTTTAAGTTCTTCTATGCCAAAGTCGTCATATGACTTTTTGTAATTTAAATAATGCTTTTCGGCATCGATTACAACCATTGAATGTTTAACGGCTCTTGTTATTTCATTAAGGCTTGCACCTTTTATGGTCATATCGGTAATAAGATTAGAAATCTTTCCCATTTCTTGACCTTTTTGAGTTGGTGTCATTCTTTCCATTCCAGGATATGCAGGATATCGTTCTTTAGGATCGAAATCAACAAGGGACTGAATAGGAGACGAAGCCTTAATCTTTTGTCCTCTTGTAGGAATAACAAGAACTGTATCACCATCAAAATCTGCTCCAGATAGCTGCTCAGCAACTTTTGCATTAATTCCTATCGCATCACTTGCATTAGGAATAATACTTTGAGCTGATTTAACATGATTGTTGACCTTAAGACGTGGAATTTCAAATATCCCGCCATGTGGGTATCGAATCAGAACAACTTCTTCACCTTGCTGGTACTTTGGAGCATATACTTCAGTTGGCTTAATATCTGGAAATGGTAAAATAACATGCGAAGCCTGTCTAGGAAATGCAGCACCCTCAAGATGCACTGTAGCAGAGTCACATGATTCTGCAAATGAAGTCAGTAGTTTCTCTTTTATTACAGGATTTGTTAAACTCGAAATCTCTTTATACTCATCCAATTTGGATTTATACATTTCATCGAGCTGTTTTTTAGCTGTGCTAGGATACTGCTTAGATAACATCTGAGAAGCAATTGTTTTCTTCCATTCTCCCCAGTCTCCTTCTTCATTTACAATATTCAAACTAGATAATTTCCAATCACCATTCTTATCTTTGTAATATCTTTGAGCCATCTTCAACTTATCTTCTGTCTTAATGGTTGCACCGAATGGATTATCCCAATCAATCGGGGAATTCGGATCGTCCTCATCAATATGTTTCATTGGCTTGAGAACTTCCATTTTGGATTTATCTTTGTGCTTATTGGTATTAAATATAATGTCGACTCCGGGAGGCATCTTTTCATCAGTGTACATTGCCATACCCTTTAAATAATGAGTATCGTCTACACCAATTCTTACCTGCGCATATCGAGCGTCTTTAAGAGAAATATCATCCACTCCTCTACGAAGCTCAATAACACCATCTTTCTCTTTTCCGCCATCTTCAGCATATCGAATCATTACTCGATCAGAGCTAATACTAACTGGCTTTTCAAGATTTAAGGATGTCCTTCCATCTTTTTCGACATATCCTTCAATTGTTCGAATCTTATCAATATTGGTTACAACATCAGCATATGTTGTTCCTGGAGGACAAAGGACTTTTATAGTAGTCTTATTACCATCTGCTGTGCCAAGCTGATCAATCTGTACTTTTTGTACAACATAACCCTGATCAACCAGCTTCTGAACGGATGTATTAAGAACATTGTCTTTTATGCCCATCCACTGAGCATTTCCTTTACCGACGTCAATATAGCCTTTGTTGTCAACGGCATCTTTAAGTTTGTCAGAAACTTCATTTATCTTTGACACTCTTGTTTTAGTTGTATCTCTTTTGTAATATCGAATAAGACCTTCTGTAACACCAAGCTTCTCGGCAATTGCTGTCTGAGAATATCCCTTTTCTTCAAGTTTCATAATCTCAGAAAGCATTTCATTCTGCTTTTGATTCTTAGCTAAAGATTTTCTCTTTCGATATTCGGTAGAACTCATACCAAGAGTTTTCATTATTTCGTTTTCTGTAAGACCCTGTTTCTTAAGGTCGTTTACAGTTGCCATGAAATAATCACTATGCTGATATGGGTTTTCTCCAGAGCCCCAAGGATATCTTCCAGAATGCCTAGGAGTACCATAATGATAAAGTTCGTCTTTCATAAATATCACTTGCCTTCCTTAAGCGCTTCTACTTTGTTATTGAAAGATATGATTTTATTAATCACGCTTTCAATTTCCTCTGGTTCCGGAACATGACCAACAACATCATCATTTTGATAGATTCGTAACTCTATAGAAATATCTTTTGGCTTATAACCATACTCCAAACAAAACAAAGCAGCATAGATTTCAAGCTGCTCTATATGTGCTGGAACGTCACCAGACTTATAATCATGAATTCTGAGAAAATTGTTATCAAATTTAATTGCATCTGTAGTCCCAAAGCAGTTGTCACTATAGAAAAGTATTACTTCTGGTGTCATAGAATATCCAATTGCATCATTTACATAATTCATTAGATTAGGAAAAATCTTGTTTATGTTAATGACATTGCTTGGTATCCCTTTGTATCTCAACCAAAAAAGAACATGCTTCTTATCGGTCTTAGTTAGTCTCAATCCCTGTGAAATATGTTCTTCTGCTAACTCATGTAGTGCTGTTCCAATCGTTGTAGAGTAGCTGCTCAAATATCTTTTAAACAATTTATCATCGTCATAATTAAGCCAATGATAATTACTTGCTCCTAGTAGTGCGTGGAGTCCTTTTAGATTCGAATGATTGTTGAACTGCATCTAGTACCTCTTCTTTATTGTCTGGACTAATAAAAGCAGCGAACGACATCTCATTCATTTTCTCGACATAGTAGTCTTGATTTGGTTGATGATGTGCATTCGCAGACTTTTTACATTCAAGAGCGGCCCATTTACCATTGTGTAAAATAAGCAAATCAGGTATTCCTTGAATATAACTTGCATCATTCTTCAATACCATGCATCCTTCGAATCGATCCTTAATCTCTTTTATTAATTTTGATTGGAAGCCGCTCTCTTTCATAAGAACCTCACAAAAAATAATAGAAAGAGAATCAAGTATTCTCTTCTATTATAGGGTGTGTTTTTTTTACGACCTGGAGGATTCGAATGTAACATTCTTAAAGAAGCGTTTATTGTTAAATTCTTTCTTATTTGAGAGCGCTCTTGAGATTGCAAGGTCAATTGGAGCGCTTGATTTCACATGGTAAACATATAAATCTTTGAACGGAGTG